CTCGAATGATAGATGGAATATGCTTATCACCCACCCATGATGGGATGAGTTTATTCACCTTCTTCTCTATCTTCTCAAGTTTCATTACACTTTTAGATTCTTGAATTTATCAGTGCTACGTCCGCGATCAAAGACAGGTTTTGATTCTGCTTCTTGCATTACAGCGTCTTGTGCCTTCTGTTCAAGGTCATACAGTTTCATTTTTGCGCGATCTACACCAATAGTAAATCTCTTATGGAGGTTAGGATCGTTGTATCGATTCTTCAACTGCTTTACAAGCATTTGATTTAGTTGCTGAAGTTCTTCATTGCTCACCAACGCAAACATAAAGTCAGCAGTGGCTGGCAAACCAAAAGATTCAGAGGTATCCTCCAGTCCAGGATCTGAGTTGCTGAAACCAGATCGAGTCGTCTGAGTAGCAGAAACAATCGGAACATTATTTTCTACCGCAAGACCACGAAGTTCTTCTGCAATCGCTTTGATATAGGTATACGAGTTGACATTCGCACCTGCCTTGATTCTAGCCGACGCACAAATATTTAGATAGTCAATGAAAATTATATCTGGACGAAAGTTCTTCTTCAGTGCAAGATCGTTAATCAATGCGCGAAAGTGAGCAGGATTCGCAGAGGCGGTTGGATATTCCTTGATAATCAATTTGCCCTTGACCCTTTCCTTCAATTTACCCATGCGCTTCTCATACATGTCTTTCGGCATGTTCATGAGATCGTCAAGAGAGACGTTGAGAAGATTCGCATCAATACGTTCAGCGATCTTCTCTTCAGCCATTTCTAGAGTAATGTATAGAACATTGTAGTTTTGAACCAAGCAACTAGCAGCCACATGGCACATAAACAGAGACTTGCCGACGCCAGTACCTGCAAGAGCAATGTTGAGGGTCTTTTGCGGAAGTCCTCCTTTAGTGATCTTGTTGAAATACTCCAGATCGAAGGGAATTCTTTTTTCGATACGATGATAAAAATCGTAGCGATCAACGTAACTATCCAAAAAGTCATGACCAATGTGAGGATCGAAACTAACCCCCAAAGCATCAGACAAAAGAGTAGGAATGCTTCCTTTGCCCCTCGCCTGATCTTTGCCATCAAGGATCTGAATGCTGTCCATGATAGCATTATAGATTGCTTTTTCTTGGCAAAACTTTTCTGTAGTGTCAAGAAGCCATTCGAGTTTTTGTTCTGATTTGTCATTCGAAACTTCCTTGAGTAGTTCGAGTGATTTATTTAACTCAACTTCAGTGAGTTTGGTAGATTCTTTTAAAGAAATCTCCAGTGCTGCCGTTGGCGGCAGACTATTATACTTTAGAACGAATTCCTTTATTTCCTCGAATACCTTTCTTTCGTGGCTTTCTGTCAGGTATTCTTTCTTCAGAAAGGGCAGAGTCTTCCTCATGAAAGGCTCGTTCCTCATCAGATTCGACAAGATCAGTGTTTCCGTTTTCATTTAATTCCTTCATCGCATTATCAATTGCACTCATAAGTATACTACGCATCACATTAGAAGTAAATCGCTGAAACGATTTGCTCTTGGTATTTGCATTGTTTACATTCGAGATAACATCATAATCAAACGTCATCAAACCATCATCGCCAACTTTCACATCAGTAAACTCTACAATCACACCATCATATTTGCCCAAAAGTTTAATAGCAAAACTTCCAGGTGGACCATTGAGGTCCACGAAGAAGGTGTACTGTTTATCAACTTTGAAGAATTTCTTGACATACCAAAATTCAAGTTTAGCGATTAGTTGATCAAGCATCTTCATCCTCATCTACTTCAGTCGAAAGATTGCCTGCAACTGCTGAACTGAATTGATAATTTTTACGAATCCATTCTTTGAAACCTTCATCGCCAAGAATGCTATCCCAGAAATCTGCACATTCAGTATCGGCAATGCGCCACTTCTTTCCCTCAACTTCACCAGTGGCAGTATTGACCTTGGCATACCAGCCTACATTTGGTTTCGTAACATGACCAGACTCAAGTGCCATGTCCAAAAGACCACTGTAACGAGAAATACCACCATCGAAGCGAACAGTGACAGGGATACGCGCCTTTTCTCTAACATAACGAGACTTCTCTACGTTGATAATAAAATTATAACCAATCAAATCAGTGCCATCTTTTTCCTGCTGACGACCGAGAATGTAGATGTTATCAGCAGAGTAATAAGAACCTGTGCCGCCGCCGACAATATCCTTGGGATATAGACCAATTTCCTTATAGGTGTGATTCACAACCACCATCGGAATGTCTTTCAGCGTAAGGTGTGGTGTCACCATACGGAACAGGGATTTGATTTGCTTTGCGCGACTCATGTCAGCGACAGACTTGCCATCCATTGCGTCTTCGACTTCTTTCTTCGAAGCCAGATTACCAATCGAGTCAATCACAATCATCACACGTTCGCCGCGCTCGATGTTGCTCAACTGTTGCATAATATCAAACTTCAATTGTTCAACGTCGGTGATTGGAGTGTGAACAACACGCTCCATATCAATACCAAACGAAGTGAAGTAATTTTGTGGAGTACCAAACTCTGAGTCGTAGAACAGAACAACTGATTCAGGATACTTTACTTGATATGCTTTCGCCATCAAAAGACTAAATGCAGTCTTGAAGTGCTTACTCGGACCAGCCCACATTGTGAGACCAGGAGTGAATCCACCATCAAGATCGCCAGAGAACGCAACATTCACTACAGGAATGCTGGTTTGAATCATATCTTTAGCAGCAAAGAACTTGGACTTGGAAAGAATTGCCGTGTCTTTGATCGTGCTATTTTTCTTTAGTTTTTCGAGTAGACTCATTTTTTTCCACCTTATCAGTATGAGAAATGCCAAAATCATCGCGCATCATAAAGTTGTAGATGCTCTTACCTATACCACTATTATACTCCACTTGATTATTTGGGGCAACTTTTTTCTTTTTCTTGCCTTTAGAACGAACAGTATCAACTTTCTCTACAACGTAATTTGGTTTCTTTGGTTTAGTATCTTTTGGTTTTTCTGGTTCTTCTTCTGATTCTTCCTTCATTTGATTGTAACTAATGTTTGCTGCAATCAACAAAAGAACAGCCAATGGGTCAAATACCAAAACAATAAGAATGATTACAAATCGTACTGCACTATCGAAATAGTCTTTTGCGTTATCTTTGCCATAAATCAATTCAGCAATATACTTTAATGGACCAATCTTTGCTTCAGACTCGATGTTAGAGCGGCGGAGTGGAACGAGTTGAGTGTTAAGTTCATCAATTTTAGCATCTGAATTTTCAATTGTATTATTCAATGCTGTTCTTTCGGCTTTCTGCTGAGTACGAATCTTGGCTCCGTCAAAGAACGATTTCTCAACAACTGAGTCCAGAGAGTCCAGAGATCTCTGCGCGTTCTCAATTTGTCTTTGTTGACTAGTAATTTGCTGTTCAATCTTTGCAATCTCAAGAGAATTGTCAGCCACACCAATTGAAGACTCCAGATGAACTTTCGAGAGATAACCAAATGTTCCCAACGAAGTGATAAACATTAGAACAATAATCGCAAATACGAAATAACCTTTAATTATCTTTGGTGCGATCGACCAATGGCGATACAGCCATGAAGCAGCGACAAGTTTTGCAAACTCTAGGGAACCACCCATAAGCGTAATTGGAACAATCGCGCCAGGAAAAATCGCAAGCAACCCAATAATTGAGTAAAATGCTGCCGTACCCGACAACAGTAGTCCTGCAATTAGCGCGAGTAATGCCATCATTTATCTTTTACCCTATGAATTCCGTGACGTTCGAACACTTCGTAAAATATAGATTTTTCTTTTTCTATTTGTTTATCAAATGACTTTACAGTTGAAGACATTTTCGTAAATACTAGCCCATCTTCAATTGTATAGTTCTTAACGGCATTTGATGCAGTTGAAACTAACTTCACACTTGGAGCGATTTCTTCTCCGCGATTCACTGTAAATGAGTTTAAGAGATAAACAAAAAGGTCGCCAAAATATATCTTAAACTCTTCTGGAATCTTAAAAAATCTACTCTTATGTACAAACATCGCACATCCGTAGTATGTGTGTGGCATACCAGAAGTTCGTTGGTTTTCGTATATGTTGCATTCCTGCAAATACACATTTGCACCCATTCCTGTACCCTTTAGAGTCTCAAATAGTTCAGGTGCAAATCCACAATAACTTTGTTCTGAGAACCCCATCAGCCCACGCTCTGGAGTTATAAGATCACATAGAACATCAAGACAGTCTAGATTGAAAATCACATCATCGTTCAAAATACATAACTTATCAAACTTCGAAACCTCAACCCCAAGATTCCAAGCAGGGTTTACATAAATGTTCTCTTTTTGTGGCAAATAAACAAGTTTCGAATACTTGTATATATCACTGTTGGTCTTCGAAGTATCATTATCGATAAGGATAACCTCTCCGATATGCTTGTTCTCCTGTAACATAGGGAGAAATTGTACGAAATGTGGTGCTTTCCACATTGTTGGAACAATAACAGAAATCATTGCTGCTTCTCCAATTCATCCATCATATTTAATATTAGTCCCTCAGATGGATTAATTTTTGCATATTCTCTTTTATCACTTTCAATAATTTCCAATAATTCTTTTGATTTAGATGTCGTTCTCATTTTAGTGATAACAGGACACCCTTCAATCTTAAAATTCGTCTTACCATCGATCACATTTTGATCGAACAAATATGCGTCTCCATAATAAATCTTTAGTTGTTCAGGTATCTTATAGTAACTTTGTTTATGCATAAACATGCAGATACCGAATCTATAATGCATCGAATTGCTTGCTGTTATCTTCATTTCTTCCCAAGGAGCAAGAAAATCTAATTCCTGATGAGATTCTGAGATAGTTTCAATAGCAAACCCAGCAATGCCGCCGCGAGGGGTGCAAACTTTAGCAGCTTCTTCAATACATTTTGGGTCAAATAATACATCATCACTATACAAACAAATCTGATCAAACTCAGAAAGTGCAACGCCGAGATTCCACGCAGGATTCACATAAATGTTTTGCACCTGCGCATAATGACGAATCTTAATGAGTTCAAAGATAGATCGATCTGCATTTGCTGGATTATTGTCAATAATAATGATTTCACCAATTAGTGGGTGATCATTAAATATTGACAACATCTTTTTATAGTGTTCGCCTCTCCAAAGAGTTGGCATTATAACGCTTATCATGAGAAGAATTCATCAATAGAGTTTACTTTTTCTGTTCTCCAATCAATAGAGGACAAGATAATATCCAGTGGTTCAAGGAATGATTTCTCAAACTGTAAATCATAATCTATGTATTGATCTGCACCCAACTGCTTTGGCAAACCAGAGATAAATGCAAGAGTATTGTTATTGAAGATATTTGGTTGTTTGAGATAGATGAACTTGATCTTCTCGCCTTCCTGAATCTCTTGGTAACGCTTGTTCAGTTTCAGAGTGCGCAGGAAGTGATTGTAAACCAGCGCACCCTTCACATGAATCGGCGTTCCCTTCTTGAAGATATTTGCGGCATCAGCATACTCACTAAGACCATTCACAGATCTCGGGAATGCAATATCTTCAATCGGCAACTTCTTGAAGTCTTCACGAAACGTTTCGATAAACTTATGAAGATCATCTTGAGTCTGCGTCATGATAATCGTGATTGCTTCCTTAATCTTCGTGCGACAAGCAGAAGGAGTAGAAGACTTGACAGCCTCAAGACCCATGATCTTAAGTTTAGGTTTGGCATATGCAACACCTTCACTATCATGCACATTTAGAATGTATCGCTTTTTGGCAGTCCAGATTGCCTTATCAGCAAGAGACTCGCGTTTCATT